TGTAGGGCTACCAAGAGATTGCGTACCACTGCTAGTCGCAACAACACTAACAGTGCCATCAGCATTAACAACAACAGTATCACCAGAAGCTAACGCACCACTGGCAACGGCCTGTACTTTTCGGGCTGTATTTCCACGATTGCCAATGATACGCATGTTAGTTTATTCCTCGTCTTCAAGAGTCGGATCAACCCAATCAGGGTTCGCTGACCACGTAGTTCCATCAAACTTATAACGATTACCCGACCAGTTTGAGGGGGCATTAGTTACGTTTGTATAAAGAGTTGTATCCGAACTTGAATGACAACCAATAATGTACGCTGGATTACTAGCTTGTGGATTACCAACCGTAATCTCTGTTGTGGTTGAAACCACTTCTACGTCATCAGCTAGTAAAAACTTACTTAGCTTTGATGAGGTTTCGACTATTGTTTTCATTTGTTTATCCTTTTACGATTATTTCTGTAGCTGAGATTGCAGTACCTGCTATTACTGACGGGTCAGCCGCCGTAGTGCCAATCGTTCCATCTAACTGCACAAAGTATTGTTGACCTATTGTAAGGCTCGACTGCCCATTATTAATTGCACTACCAACTTCAATAGTTGCGGTCTGCGTGTTGGCGTAAGCTGCATTAGAAAAACCTATAAAGTTCTCTGAGGTGAGGTCTGTATTTTCATTTCTAAACACAACATTAGAGTTATCGCTTTCTGTAGTATTTGAAAATAAGACATTTATTTGGTTAGAGTTACTATCAAAAGCAGCAGTTATTCCATTGTCACTTGCCTGATCTGTTGATACTACTACAGGACTATCAAAACTAATGTTAGTACCGCTTACAGTTCCAACAACAGCTTGAAGATTGCTATCATCACTATTATCATAAAATATAGTTACTTTATTAGTACTACTATCAAATACTGCTCTTGCCTGCTCTGTAGTACTTGTCTCATATACTGTTTCATTGCCAAAACTAATAGAAGTACCACTTACAGTCCCTACAATAGCTGTACCATGACTAGAATTACCTCCATCTCTATATGATATAACAATTTTATTAGAGTTACTATCAAATACTACAGATGTTTCATGAGTAGCAGCCGAATTAAATCTTACACCCGGACCGGGGCTATTTGATGTGCCACTTACAGTTATTACACAAGCAGTTCCATGATTAGAATTTCCTTCATCTTGATAAGCAAAGACTACTTTATTATTACTACTGTCAAAAGCTCCTGATAAAAGGTCTATTCTTCCAGCTTCAAATACTGCAGCAGAACCAAAACTAATAGAAGTACCACTTACGGTTCCTACAATAGCTGTGCCACGATGAGAGTTTGTTTGATCCCGATACCCAATTACTACTTTATTATTACTACTGTCAAAAACTGCAGCTATATCATGACTACCGGCTGCAGCAAATACTACAGGAGTACCGAAACTAATTGAAGTACCACTTACTGTACCAACTATAGCAGTTCCATAACTACTGTTTCCGCTGTCTTTCCAAGCAAAAATTACTTTATTGTTACTGCTGTCAAAAGTTGCTGAATTTTGATAAAGACCAGAGTGAGATGCTTTAACCGTAACAGCATTGCCAAAACTTGTAGTTAAACTACCTACAGTACCAACTTTCGCATGTGGTTGACCACCGCTTCTATAAAAAACAACAATTTTATTATTGCTACTGTCAAAGGTTGACGAATTTTCATCACTAGCAGTACCAGTTACGTTGTTAGAAACAGTTCCAGAAGCTTGGGAAATACCTGTAATAGCACTAACAGTACCATCAGTTTTAACTATAACTGCATCACCAGAAGCCAATGCACCAGAGGCAACAGCCGTGATCTCTGCGTTATCGGCATCAGGATTATTGCCTATGATCCTCATTACGCATCATCTATTTCTTCATAGCTACATACTGCCGATAAATCACCCGCAGCCGAAGCTTGAATTTTAAGAATGTCATCTTCTACTAAGTATAAACCCATGTTTTTATCAATAGGAATAAGAGTAGAGTCTGCTGGTACTGATATAGTTTTTGCTATGTAATAATCAACACTAGATCGTGTGATCCACACTGAAATATCAGCAGCGTTTACTCCGTCTATGTTAGCTATAATTAACGAGTTAACCTTTATTAATTTATTAGTATTAGCCTGAAGTAGACTAACTGCGCTAGCAGCAACGTCTGCATCTACTGCTGTGTTTGCATAGATACTACTGACTGCTACTACATTTGGATTTGCCATTATTTTCTCCTATTAGCCAAATACCATTGCCATAGCAATAGCTTTACCTGTTGTTGCCGCATTGTTAAGTGTAGCAGCCGATGCGGTCACTAAAGTGCCACCTAGTTTAAGTCCATTGCTACCGTCATGTGATGCAATGTTAAAATCATTTGACCCATCACTCACTACTATTGTGCCATTAAGCACAGGACTTGTCAAGGTTTTATTTGTAAGTGTCTTAGCTGTACTCGCCATGTATGTATCAAAGTCACTAACAAGTGCTTGCTTCATTACATCAGCATCACTAATAACAACACCGTCAGTACCAGTAAGAGTTACTGTAGCCTGTGTTGTTGCACTACCATCTAGTATATTTAATTCTGCTGTAGTAAGCGTTGCATTGTCTAATATGTTTAACTCTGCTGCAGAAGCAGTTAGTCCAACTACATTATTAGACTGACCTGCAATCGTATCGACATACGCCTTAACACTCTGTTGGGTAGGTACAAGAGTAGCACTGTTGGATGACATATTATCTTCATCTACAAATGCTGTAACTGTAATAGAACCATCAGCTAGGCTACCGAAGTTTATTGTTCCTGTAGTTGTAATAGCAGATGAACCAGTATCAATAGTACCAAAGCCACTTGTAATAGAGCCAGAGTTAAGCGCACCTACTGTAGTTACATTACTAAGAACATATGTTGAAACGTCAGTCAAAGCAACCTGTTTCATAGTTCCAGCATCATTAACTACTACACGATCTGCATCTGCTAGTGTTGTAGATGTGGCACTAGTACCACCATCCATAATATTAAGTTCAGTAGGTGTGGCTGTAACTAAAGGACTACTACCGGGATCAGCAGCAAAAGCAGCAATAAAACCTTCATCAGCAGTACTACCTAAGTCTGGTAGTTTGTATGTGTGATCTGCTGTAGGGTCTACAATAGTTAGTGTAGTTTCATGTGCGTCTGCTGTTGCACCCTCAAACACAATAGCATTTTCTGCATTCATTGTAACTGTGTCAACAATAGTCTGTGTACCAGTAACAGTTAAGTTACCTGCAACAGTAAGATTATCAGCAACAGTTACTTCTGAAGTACTGTGTCCTATTGTAACAGCAATACCGCTACTCTCAGTAGCAATCTTTAATGCCCCTGTAGCATTCTCAATGTAACTGTTAGAACCATCATGGTAGATGTTAAGATCATCACCTGTACCTACTTTAATCTTAGCATTGTCAGGCATATCTACATGCGTAGCAGGAGACAAAACACCAGCTACAGCTACTGTGCTATCAAATGTTCCTGCACCAGTTACATCTACTGTACCAGCAAAATCTACATTAGCTCCACTAAAAGTAGCTGCAGTAGTTGTACCTGACTTAATGATTAAGTTGCCGCTAGTATTAGTTAATGATCCAAACGTAGTGCCAGCATCTTTAACTAGGATGTCACCACCATCAGCATCAAGTATAATATCACCTGCTACGTCTACTGTAAGATCACCAGAAGATAAATCTATCTCTGCCCCATCAATAGTAATATTATCTATAGATACACCTGCATCAGCAGTAACTGCACCTGTAAAAGTAGATGTACCTGTCACAGCAAGAGTACCTGCTGTAGCTACGTTACCTGATGTATCAGCTACTGTGAACTTGTCAGTGTCCATTGTAAGGCCACCGTCAAGTGCCGTTACACCTGTTACAGTCATAGTTCCTGCAGTAGCAACATTACCACTGGTGTCTGCTACAGTAAACTTATTGCTGTCCATAGTCAGACCGCCATTGAGGGCAGTTGCACCTGTTACAGTAAGTGTACCTATAATAGCAGCATTTTCATCTACGTCTAATGTGTCTATGTGTGCAGTACCGTCTAAGTATAAGTCTTTAAACTCTACAGTACTTTGACCTAAGTCAATATCGTTGTCAGTTACAGGGGTTACTAAGCCATCAGAAACACGTAACTGTTCTACTGCAGAACTACTTACTTCAACAAAAACACCAACTCTATTATTGCTAGTATCAACAGCTACTTTATTTAATGCATCTAAGTCTGCAATAAGAGGTACATAAGACCCTTCACTGGAAGACCCGTCATGCTTGTGGCCTGTAGTGCCACTAGAGTGAAATGCAAAAGCATCACGTAATGTGTTAAACTCTGTATTTAATGGGTTAGCACGTACAACGGCTGTTGCAACAATGTCTGCCGAAGACTGTCTTACGTAGCCTGTCATGTGTTATCTCCTATCACCTAATCCGTAAGTCACCGTAACCGCTTGAATAGTATGGCTAGGACTTGTATTGTTTGTAACATAGGTTAGTGAGATAGAATCTCCTGACCCACTAATCGAAGTAGTTTTTATTGGCGAAGGATTGCCGTCATAAATATCTGCCTCATCATATGTAGTACCAATATTGTTATAATAAACTGCAGCACCTTCAGTTGTAAAATTAAAACTAGAAGGGGTGGCTGTTTCTGTATCGCCAAAGTCATAACTAATGCCTAGAGAAATTTCTGTTTCACCCTCTGTTCTAAGAAAAGTTTTTACCTTATAGAACATCTTTCTAATGTCTGTGTCTTGCATAAAATAGTAAGGGGTTTGATATACACTTAAAATATCAGCCCCGTTAAAATCATACCCTGTTTCTTGTCGGTGTATTTTACCTAAACTATCTCCATGAATAACAAACTCAAACTGCCCTATGTAGCCACTAGCTACAGCAGTAGCATCTATACCTACAAGTTGACTATACTCAAAAGTAGACTGAGCAGTAGGGCTTTTGCGAATTGAACCCATAAGAGATAACGAAGAACTTTGTTCAAAAAACAATCTAAACTGTGACTTTCTTCTTACTACAACAGCTTTTAGTTTTATTATATCTTCGTTTATTGAATAACTTTCAAAAGTTTTTTGTATTTCTTTTGATACAGTTTCAAGTTCAACATCACCAATTCTACTTGTACCTGATACTGGGCGAAGACCATCTGGCCCTAAGAAAAGAATATCCCCACCAAATTCTATTACAGTATCTGACGCTACACAACCTAAATCATTAGTAACACTTTCAACTATAAAATTAGAAAAGTTATCTCCTGACAATCTTTTAATAGCATTTTGACCAAAGATATAAAGTTGATTACGAAACCCTATAATTTGGGTAATAACAAAACCTACATTAATTACACCAGCACCATTAGCAGGATCAAAATCTATGTCGTTTAGAGGCGCAGAAAAGTACAGATTAAAAGGTTCAGTAGCATCACCAGCTAAAAACAAATGGTTTGCAAAAGCACTAGAAAACTTTGGTGTAGCGGGAGCATGTTCGTGTGATAACTTTATGTAGTCAGTACCATTATATTTAGCAGCTTGATTTATACCATCAGTAAGTATTAGTACCTCTTCACTCCAATTATGTTTTGAGAAACGTACAATATCTATGTCAGTAAAACTAGGGTTAGTAGGTCTATACTGCCCTGCACCAGAACCTGCTGTAATATTTCCTGTAACTGCACCCCCTGCTGCTATCTGTGTAATAGTTTTAAAGTACTTTGTGCTACTTACAGTAACTGCACCATTAGGACCAGCAATAGCTTCTGTTTGAGCAACATCAAGAGAATCTGTACCTGTTATAGTAAAGGTTACACCAGAATTATTATTACCTGCTAATCCAGTTATAGTTAATTTTCTTGGTTGTAAAGACGCAGCAGTGTAAAAATTAATTGCTCCACCATCTGCTAATGCACCATTTAAAGTTAAGTTAGCTGCACCACTTGTTGTTTGTGCTGCACATACCCCATCTGTGTCATCTGCTACAAAAGAACTATCTACAGCAGTCCAACCAATAACAGTAGGAGTACCTACTACTGTACTAGAGTGAGAAGAAGTAGCACCTGTTAAAACATTTCCAGCGGCGTGTATAGTAGTAGGGAGTTTACCTAAATCTAATACTATAGAGTTACCTGTTCCATTAGCTGTTTTAGAAATAACAGTTGCGGTAACACCTGTATTAGTAGCGTCAGAAGAACTTGTTACAGAAGTAATAGTTTCACCTATAGTAAAACTGGCTGCTTGGTTATCTGTTACTACTACT